TTATCCAATGTTCTTTTTAGTTGAGGAATAACTGAATTAGGATATAGAAGTTCTAGTCCATTTAATGTATTACGAGTCATTAAATTGTTCCTTTAGCCATTCAAAGTCGTTTATTTTATACAAATCTTCAGGTGAATTTTTATATTTTTTACCATAACTGGCTCCTGCTTTTGCACCGGCAATTGCATATTCGCCGTATGGTTTATCTTTACCCTCTGTTTGCCAAATTTTCAAACGATAATCTGTTTCGTTGTCTTTCTGTCTATCAATTGTTTTAGATGCTAATTTACAACATTCTCTAAATGCACTACGCCATGTGCTAAATGGATCAGTGTTAAAACATGTGACATTTGAGATTTCTTTTACTGCTACAAATTTATTACTGATACTAGTTGTCATGTCAGGTTTTGAAATATCCATGTCAATAGTTTGCTGTCTTGGAAGCAACTTTACACCGCCATAGCCATAAACCAAGTCATTGACAGGATTCTTACTACGCCATACGTGCACATGGTTTAACTGCCATTTTGGAACTTGATAGTCAAAATTAAAATCATCTAAAATTTCTGCGTCTCCGTCGACCACCCAAAACATATCTGTATTTGCTAATTTTGCTGCTTCTATATGTGCTTGATGAATTCCTTTGACGCCATGCACTCTTTTGGCATCTGGCACTTTTTCTAACAGTGTTTGATAGTTTTTATCTGCATTTGGTTCATTGTAACTGATATACACTGTGTCATAGGATTTCGGCCAACTAGCTAAAATATCGTGTTCTTTTTTTGCAGCAATAAATTTAAATTTCCATTCTTTAGCACTGATTTTCGTCTGCGTGCTGCATAGTATAATGCCATCGTGATACTTACCGTTCAATAGTACATGATTCGTTCTTCTATCGTATTGATTGTGATGAGAGAAATATATATCAAAATTAAAATCAGGATTCACTGTTACAGACGAAGGTATAGCGTAAAACAGTTCTGTTTTACTTTTCTTGTGTGCTTCTAAATATTCCTCATAGCTGTCTATTTCAAATACATCGTATTTTGTAGGACAACTTGCTTGTATTTGCATTGTTTTTTTTGATGCGAAAAATCTAGTTTTTATTTCATTTTCTGAAATTTCAGATTTTTTTGGTACTAAACAAACACCATCGTATGATTCACCATTGAGAAATACATGCACATATTCTTGACTTCCAGAATCTGGAGTATAGGAGAAATCAAACTCGTCACTGATATTAATATCTGACCATACTACCCAAAAAAACTTGGTAACTGATTTAAGTTGAGCATCCCTAAATGACGATACATTTTTAGCAAATGGATAATCTTGTTTAAAATGTAACCATTTTTGTGTAAATTTTTGTTTTTCGTCAATAAAGAATATATCATACATAAAAAGATTATATAGCAATATCAAAAACTTGTCAATGCATAATTTAGATAAATACACAAGCGGAGGAATGTAATGGATTTCATACCAGGTGATCAATATAGAATAGACGTAGTTGGCGCCGATGGCAAATTGCTTGTTGACAGCTGGTCCAGCTGTATAAAGACAGACATAGTGTCTGACAACGACACTCTTATGGTTGATACAGCAAATGAAAAATTGTACGGACCTTTGGTTGGCAACTTGGAAGATATCAGTGGTAACATAATTGTAGACACTGAAAACAGTATAGTAACTGCGAATCTAATGGGCAATTTATTCAACAATGACAATGAATTAGTATTAGATTCAGATAGCAAAGCGTTTTACGGCGATGTTTTTGGAAATATTCTTGACACAAACGGCGAATGTATCGTTGATACTCAAAACAGCAGTATACGAGCAGACTATTTTGAAGGAAGATTCTATGGTGAATTTCATGGCACACTGATTACAGACGATTCATTAAACAGCAACCCTGAAACAAATTTCATCGGCAATCTTTACGGAAATGTTATTGATCCTGTTACTTTGGAAACCATAATCGATACGTCACTGAAAAAAACAAAGATTCTAGGAACAAATAAACAAATACAAATCGGTGACAACGATCACGAAATACATGCAGTAGGTAAATTATTAAGTTATAAACTATTGAGAGACACACAACTCGATCCTGCAATTATTTATAGAACATTCAAAGGCAACAATTTTTTGTCAACTGTCAGTGAAACCTTCGAACCCAATGAGGTTTTTGTTGCCCATACATCATATGCATACCATGAAAATGAATTTAGAGATTCTGGCATTTATGGGTTTGCCATGGACAACGGTACAGTCAATGATTACATGCCTTCAAAGTTTTTTATCAGTGTCAGTGACGGAGTTAAAATGCCATCTGCTATAACTTCAACAAGACTGGAATTGGACGGCAAAGGCATTCTCAGTGTGCCTGTGCTACAAGCAAGAGGAATAAATCTTGCACAGAGGGATAGTTTGCCAACCAAAGCTGGAATGATTGTGTTTAACGAAAGCAGTAAAAAATTTCAAGGATTCGACGGCAACAAATGGATTGACTTGCACTAACTGTTATGTTATAATATATCCAGTTAGGAGTAGGTATGAAAATTTTTATCAACGGTGAGAAAATCTCTGAGCAATATGTTAAAGATTATGTTACAAGTAATCCTATAGATTGTTACAGCAATTGTCTTGACTGGGAACAAAATGTTCTTAAATTGCTAAACAACTGGCATTGGCAAAATGGCTATAGCTACGGACACAAAGGTAGTAAATTTCTTAACTTATCTACAAGCGGTACAACAGGATTTCCTCAACGGATTGAGCACAGTCGAGAAACCATTGAACAAGTTGTAAATTCAAATATAAAAATTTTAAATTTAGATAAAAATAGCAAAATATTAAGTTACTATAGCCCAAAAGGAATTGCGTTTAGTGTATTAAGTGTATATATTGCACTTAAATTAGATTGCGAACTTTACATAGAAACTTTTAAAGGTATTGATTATATTAATAGAGTACACAAAATACGCCCAACTCATACGCTTATATTGCCAAACGTATGGAAAACTCTACATAAACACAATAATTGGAAAAATTTAGACTATAGCAGTATTGATACATTAATCACCGGCAGTGATTTTACTCCGAGCGGAATGTTAGATGAATTAAGAGAACATCGTCCTAACAAAGTATATAATGTATACGGCAGTACAGAAGTCCCTCCTATTGTACTATACAGCGAAGAAGAAAACACTTATACAAAAGATAGTATAGCGCCGGGCGTCGAGCTAGATATTGTTGACGGTCAAATACACTGTCGTTGGAGTAGTCAGTCTGATATGTGGATTAGCGGTGATTGTGTAGATGGCAATTATGATAGATTCACGTTAAATGGGCGCGTACACAATATGTTTAAACAAGATACAGTTAGAGTATATCCTGAACAAATTGAAAAGTCAGCAGTAGAAGCCGGTGCCGATCTGGCGCTATGTCAACAAGCGGGCAATCAATGTATGGTGTATTATACAGGGAACCTAAACAATACAAAATTGTTTGTAGATCAGCACAGACATATTCCTCGTTTTAGATTAAAAGTAGTAAACGAAATAAAAGTAGATGATAATTTAAAGAAAATTATAAGGACACAAACATTTTGAAAATTACCGTTGTCGGCGGCGGTGCAGCCGGGTCGATGGCCGCCGCATATGTTAAAAAAAAGTTTCCTGAATACGAAGTTTGTATGATCTACACCGATAGTATACCTGCTATAGGAGTAGGTGAAAGTGTAACTCCGTATATATCTGTATTTTTTAATGATTTAGAGATACCCGAATCGGAATGGATGCTAGAAACTGGAAGCATTTACAAATATGCTAACTGTTTTGAGAACTGGACAGATAAAGATACAAAACAATTTTTTGCATTTTCATATAACGAGCCTATGAATAAAATTTTAGCCAACAAATCAGTATCTTGGGAAGACATGAGAAATTTAGGAACTAACGATTTTAGATCAACTGATGTGTGGATAGATCTTTTTAACAATAATTTGTCTACTAATTTTTCAAAAGATTTTAATGTTAATCATGAATTTATGGAAAGTTTAAAATCTCCGTTTGATAATAATCAATATATCCATCATAAATTTAGTTATGCATATCATGTAGACGCTGAAAAAATTTGCAATTATTTAAAAGACAATTTTTGTAAAAAATTAGGTGTAAAAACTATTAAACAAAAAATAGTAAATGCAGAAATAAAAGACGATTGTATACTATCTGTAAAACTAGAAAACGGCGACATTCATACTAGTGATTATTGGTTAGATGCAAGCGGTCAGCATAGAATTTTAATTAACTATGTAAACACAGAATTAAAGTTATATGACACACCATGTAATAGTGCATGGGTGGCGCCATTGCGTTATGTAGATCAAGAAAATGAGATGAAAAACTATACTAGAAGTATTTGGAATGAAAAGGGCTGGATTTTTAAAATTGGATTAATAGATCGAATGGGTTGCGGTCTAGTATACAGCGACAAATACTTCAATGACAATCGAGCAAAAAAAGAATTTTTACAAATAATCGATGATCAAAATATTGCGGAGCCGAGAAATTTAAAATGGACACCTGCTAGATTAAAAACGCCAGCTGTAGGCAACGTATTTCCTATAGGCATGACAGCAGGATTTGTAGAACCACTGGAAGCAAATGCTCTTTATATAATTTGGTCAAGTATTAAATGTTTTGAACGTTATCTAAATGAAAACAACATCGATGATTTTAATCACAGAGTGTCTTATACTATAGACGATATTGCAGATTTTATCGACGTGCATTATACATTGTGTCCAAGAGGAGATTATTTTTGGGAAGAGCAACGGACGCGCGGCGCCAAGAACAACCATACTCAGTTAATTAAAGACAAGTACAATCACAAATTAGCCACACTGTACTCTGCAACACAACAATACACTATGTTTCCTGAATACATGTGGTTGGAATTAGCCAGTACTTGGATTGGTGATTTAGGCAGTTGGAGCAAAAACATAGATAAAGACGTTCAAAACAAGTATTTGAAATATTTAAACGATAGAAAAAACAAATTATATTTACAATGCAATCAATCTAGAGATTATTTAGATTTTATGAAAGATTTTCATGGATTATAAGTTAGAAATTTATAACGGCAGTCAAGACTTAACCGAGTTCTTCAAGAGTGCCAAGGAAAGAGGATTTTACAACAACAATAGCAAAGAAATGCTTATTGATTATATTTCAAAATATGAAGATAGCACACTGTTTCTTCTTTATTATAAAGATAAAATAGTAGGTACTAGCGTAAGCCATAGTTTAAAAGAACTAGGCATATTAGGAAAAAATGCTTATAGGATTGCAGCAAGAACTTGTTTAATACCTCATAGCAATATCACTAGAATCTATACATACAATCAAATAAAAACTCACCAAGGGCCGGCACCACAAATGCTAATTCCGGTTTGTATCGAACATGTTGGAAAAGAAAATCCAATGTACATAAGCAGTAATGAAAACGAAATTGGAAGCCAACAAAGCGTTCATCGATTATATTGTCCACTAATGAGGAAAATTGGTGTGCTAGAAGATCCTATTGAATTAGAGTATAAAGGAACTTTTCAGTGTTTCTGGCGAGTAAATGTAGATGAATACTATAAGCAGTTAGAGCAACACGGCTGGAAAAAAGCTAAAGACGTATTAAGTATATTTTTTACATAATTCAAAAAAGTCTGCCATTTCAGGAAAACTCTCAGTAAAATCGTTACCACGACGGCGGTCTTGCTCTGTAAAGAAGTTGTGAAAATCGGTTCTTCCTTGTATGATCTTGTCTTCTGGGTACTCAGTGTTTTCCATATAGTCTACTACTCTGCGAAATTTTTCATACTCAATGGTACTAAACGCATCTTTACTGTTGTCGTTAACATTTTCTTTGATAAATTGTAGATGATCTTTCATGTAGCTGACATAGTTCTTTGGCAGTATATTCATGTCGTATTGCAACGGTTCTTTGAGATAAGGAGTATCAAATCCTAGTCGTTGCCACCGATGTGTTTCTATATCATTGTACTTGCTGCGCCATTCAAGTATTTTTTCCAACAAACTACGGAATGTGGTTACACTGAAAATGTTGAATGTGATCATCAGTGTCATGGGCGCACTGGTATTACACATCCAGTAATCTAAATTTCTTTCAAAAACATCAATATCTAGACCATCGCGAATGTATTCTGCTCGTTTACTCCAAGTATCAATACTACTGAACAACTTGAATTGACGAATCTTGTTGTGTATCAGCAAATCGTTAACACGATTTGTGAACTTTTCCAGTTGTTTGGGTTTGCCGCCTAGATTGCTGTTACAGTTTAGTTCAAGATTAGGTTTAGGATCGGCATCTAGAATATCAAACAATTTGTAAGTGCTTTGTTGTATAGTAGGTTCGCCGCCGGTGATTCTCAGTATGTTGAGGTCTTTGCTGAGTTCAGGCCACCAACGCCAAAATGCATCTAAATATGGATTGTTTTCCTCTTCGTATATTTTAAACCAATCAATATCACACCTGTGGTTTTTCACATTGGTATACGGGCCGTGCTGCTTGATTTCGTTAAGATATCTGCTACTGGCTTTGGGATGACAATATCCACAACGAAAATTGCATTCGTTGCCAAAACTGACTTCTAAGTATTCCGGATTAACATCAAATTCAGCGCCGCCTTGTTTAACTTCATTTAATCTGTTCTTTTTGAATATTGTTTGGTTTCTCTGTTTTCTATCGCTGATGTAGTCAGAACCCATGTTTTCAATATTCCAGCAATATTGGCAACCCAAAGGCTGTTCTCCACGCATCATAGCAGCCCGTTCTTCTTTCTTTTGTGCTGTATTGTGTATTGCACTGGGATTGTCCTTTAGTGCATCTGCGTTGATTTTATGAGGAGCAGGGTGATAACAACTGTGAGTTTCGCCTGTTTGGAAATATATATTTGCATGATACCATTTGGCAAAACAAAATGTAGGCGATATCTCTTTTGTTAGCTCGTTTATGCGTTTGATTTCTTCTGATTCGCTGCGTTGCATTATTGCTCTCTATCTAAAAACTTTTTACTGTTATCTCTTGTTGGATTTTGATACACTGTTTTGAAGAAATTACTTTGTTCGCTGTCAAGTGGGCTTATAGAAATAGGCAAATCCAAATGCATTCTCAAACTTACACCAAGTTCTTCGGTTTTTTCCAGTAATTCGAGCTGGCTATCCTGTTGAATATTTGATTCATTCCAGTATGTGTTTAGCCAATCAAAATCTCTAACATTGACAAAATCCCAATCTGTGCACATGGTCTTGTACAAACCTTCTCTTGCACCGTGGATTGCATAGTTTCCGTTCTCTACATCTGCACCTACCATTAACCAGATATACAAACGATGTAGATTTTTCCAATGATTTGTATAAAATTGTTCCGGCGTAACACGCAATCCTCTATCCAATGCCATTTTAACACCTTCTCTAAAGCCGGCACGCCATGCTTGATGCGGAGTAGCATTATTGTAAATATCACTGAATGTGCCATTCATTTGTACATATTCTGTGTCCCAACAAAAATCTACCTGCGCATGCGGATTGTTAGGATCTGCATTTTCATGTGTTCGCATTTCAAGCACATGCTTTTTTGGCCAGCACTTGATGCCACCATTGCCGTATGACAGACCGTTGATGGTGTTGTTGGCTGTCCAACTGATTACTTTGTTTGTGAGATCAATGTCTTTGTCAAAATCAATTGACTGTGTGAGAAAGTTATCGCGAATTCTATTATCGCCGTCGATTGTTATAAATCTATCAGTGTTACTGAGTTTTGCTGCTGCTTTGTGTGCACTATCGCTGCCCTTAACACCGTGCACGCGCTCTGCCCAAGGTACTTTTTTGCACAAATCAGCATAATTGCGTTCAGCATTGGGTTCATCATAGCTTAGATATATGATATCGCAGTCAATTACTTTAAATTTATTCATCAATAACCTCAATAGAATATGTGGAAAACTTCCTTACAGTGTAAACGCTTGTAGGTATATTGTCAAATTCGAAATTATACTCAAACGGTATTTCACTAGTTTCGTCGAATTTTAAAACACGATGCAAAAAGTTGGCATTGTATTTTCTTGTTACACTGTAGTATTGATCCCTTGGATCTGCATGCAGCGACCCTGTTTGTATACCTTCGAGTATTTTTGGATCTATCAAAAGTTTCCATACCTGATTTACATTATCTTTTATGATTTTTACTTCTGTCTGTGATTTGGTATAGGGTATTTCATACAAAAAAGATTCTTTTAATTGATCTTGTTCATGATCATGCTTGTTCTTGAGAACATAACGTTTTTCTATAAAATCATACTCAACTTTGAAGTTGAATAACGATTCTCTGCCCTCGACCAAGTTCCTTACTTGTTCAAAATCCACTTTTAAATTATTATAGGCTGCGTCTTCGTATCTGCCAATTGACTGTATGTCGCCTTGGTCGTCGAACACAACAAATCTATCATTGTTTACACCCATGAAAACTGACATGTCATATTCCTAAAAAATTACAGTATGTGCTTTCAATCCTTTCGGATAAAAAGTCTTTTTCAGTGTAATGGAAAACACCAGATTGTAAATAGTTGCCTATCATTAAATTGAGATTTTCATCAAGATAATGATCTATCTTATCTTGCCATCTGCTGTTTAAATTGTAGTTCCAGTTTTGTACTTTTGGCTTCATGTGCACAAAACTAGGATATGTTGCGCGTTGATTTGTTATTTGATATTCACAATTCATTATTTTTGCTGTTATTGCTGCACTGAGATCCATGCTGCATGTTTTTTGATAAATTTTTCCTCCGGCGTGCTGCTTGTAAAACTGTTGCCAGTTGTTTGTAATCATTTCTAACCATGTATAAAATTCATGAGGCAGATCTCCTTTTTTGAAATAGTGAAATCCGCTGTAGAGATTTGGCAAATTGAATTGTTCAAATGCTCTTCTATAGTATGTGTTGTCAACAACTTCTCCTCGGTATGTAAACACACAACTGGTATAAAACAAATCATAGTTGTCAAGAAAGTCAAACCAAGCTGTGAGATCCTGCAACACCAGCATATCTGTGTCTATTACTGCGGTTTGATTAAACGGAGTAGCATGGTAGATTTTCCACCTGTTGCTGACTTTCCAATCTTCGTGTGCTGCATGGTCTCCCCAAGGTATAGACACAATATGATCAAACAGTTCTATGTACCGGCCGGGCACAGCATCATTGGTAATTAAACAGATTTTGGCATTGCTGTTTGTTGCCTTTATACTCATTGCAGCAACGCAGGCCTGCCTTACATAATCCACACTGGTATTCTGGGCAAGCATGGTAAAATTAGGGTTGGTCAATTGCTCTCTCCAAACTGAACTTGTTCATAACATGCACATTGCTGTTTTGTATTGTCACAGCATTGTATTCCCCTAAACGGTCTGTTTTTTCTACCAGTAATTTAAATCTGTTGTCTTTTATTTCTATTAATATGTCTTTGTCTGTGGCAAAAAACTTTTTTCCTGGTAGCGATCCTGCAAAATTACCATGTTGATATCCATTTATAATGTGTAATGCAATACTAAAAGCAAAATCGTTGCGGTACACTGGACTTTTAAACTGAAATACGCTGCGATAATGCCAATAATTTTCTTTGACATGCTTTACAAGATCAAAAAATACGCGATTCTCTTTGGTTTTTCTAAAGAAAATTGCAGTAGCCCAGACAAAATCAACACCTGTGTCACTGATTCTATCAATTTCGTCTAGATTTTTATTCATTCCAACATGAACAGCATCTTTGTACATGAGAAGATTTTTGTTTTGCTCAAAACACTGCAATAAACAATCATTTGCAACAATAAAATCAGTATCTAATACCAATGTTTCGTTGTACGGAGAAAGATCAAAGCTGTTTTCTCTGCCAAGATTTTTAAAATTAAGATATCTCTTATGCATTGTGCCGTCGTTGTATCTTTTTTTGCTCAAAGATTCGGCATTGCAGTTGACAACATTGTCAAAACTTGCAGCGTACTGAGGATACTTTGTGGAAATATCCACATCAGTTATCACTGTGGTGGGTAGACAGAGAACTTTAGAGATTCTCTGTGCTAAAAAGTGTGCTTGTTTAACATAGTTTACACTTTCATTGTTGAATGCAAAAAGTAAAACACCTTTGCTCATAGATTCATTATACTTTCAACACTTCTGTTTTTCTTTAATTTATTATATTCAACAAAATATCGGTTTGCTGCTTCGAAATAGTTAGTACACAATTCCTGCGAAAAGGTTTTTAAATCTTCAATTTCAACAGGAATGTCGTTGTCATCAATTAAAATTGTTTCTGTTTGATGCATATCAATTAGGCTTTGGCAAAAACTAATCAATTCTTTGGTAATTGTGAATTGGCCGCCGTTGTGATAATACACAGTGTTTTCATAGTATTGTTCTTTTAGCAGCCTTTTTTGATTATTCAGTACTACCATGTAATTGCTTACATCAAGAGCTTTTTCTAATCTCTCGTCCATAATTCCTCCTATGGCAATATTTTTTAGTATATATTGCCTAAGTCAATCTGTCAATGTTTTTTTGATTATAATTGGCTATTAATAGTGCCAGGCGGTGCAGTCAATTTCACTGCTGGATAGGTTGTAGTGCCTATGGTAAACTCACTGTCTGCTGTGAAAGTGCGCACAAAACTGGTAATTGTGCCAGTAACTGGCTCATCAACTGGATCGTTAACGCCTTCGACCTGTCCGCCAGTGCCTGTATCACCATCATCAAACACAATTTCAAAAATAAGAGAAGAACTGTTAGGCTCTACAGCTTGAATAAAATATTCGTTGTCTGAATAAATCTCAGTGGTAGGCACTGTTCCTGTATTGCCGCCGCTGGTGCCGCCGCCAAACTGTGAAAAAATCTTAGTTGCGTTTGCAAGAAATCCACCAGATACTGTGCTGTCATTGCTCAGTGTTGTGTTTACACTGCCTGTGCCAGTGCCTGTGCTAACAGTTCTCCAGGCATCATCGCTGTATCTTTTTCCAAATTGTATTTGTCCCATGTTGTCGAGAATTCTTTGCCAATCCCAGTCTTTGCTGTCAGTTGTGCTGCTGGTTCCACCTGTGAGGTTGGCTTCAAATCTTATCTGGCCGCCGCTGTTGAAAAAATAATTCCTGTCGTCAGCGCTGGGCCATGTAATAGTAATCCTGTGATTTATCCTCGGCTCAGTGGATGTTCCCCAGCTGGATGATCGTGTACTAGTAACACCTACGCCGCTAGTGGTTACTAAAAGTTCTTGTAAAAAATTTCCTGAAGGGAAATCTTGAGAAAAACTAGGACTAAAATTGGCTACATCTGTGCTTATTGTTCCTAATCCGCTTATGTCACTGAATTCTACCAGTGACGAAGGTTCAAAATCTGTTATGGATATACTGTTGCTCACTGTGCCAGTTTGATGAACATATGCCGATTGTAGGTCAATAAACAGATCCAGTTGTTGTTGTGATGTAACTGTGTCACTTACTCCAAGGGTACTTCCGCCAGTAACTGTGCTGCTCAGCATGGTTCTGCCATATCCATTGGAATTCTTGCCAACAATAGGGTCGATCAAGTTAAAAACATTGTTGTATTCTAATGCTGTTATTGGGTCATTTTGAGCCATGTAATTTATAAATCTCTGTCAAATGGTAATATCCATCGTTCTGCAGACATGGATAATCTGTTAATGTTTATATTTGCTGATGCACAATCCGAGTATAACAGATCTATGCTTGCTTGTACAGTAGAGTCTGTCATACTGCCGCTGTTATCAATGCTGAGTGCTATGCTACTGCCAGTAGGCAACGAACCTAAATTGCAAATATTAAACCAATTGCTTGCATCTGCACTGTTGTTGTTGTCCCTGTTAACTTGGACAGGCCCAAAAGCATTGGAATCATTTTGATATTCTGCAGGTTCTTTTAGCGAACCTCTAGACGATCCGCCTGGTTGTAAAGCATAAAATGGTCTATTAGGATATCCATTTCTAAAATTAAGCCAGTCAGTTCTAACTTCTGATTCTGATCTAGAACATTCGTCAATTACGCTTATACAGGTGATATTTGAACTGTCTGGTATAGACACTGTTGCCTGATCTAAAGTATTCAAATTTTGAAAGGCAGGATACGGAACTTCAACATATATACCTTCTGCACGAAATACACTGACTTGGCTGGCAGTTGAACCTTGCACTGCTTCATCGGCGCTGCCTGCGCCATTGGCATCGTCAATGAATTCTATTCTAAAACTGATTTCTCTGCTGTTATTTTCCTTGGCTTTGACAACATATTCGTTGTCTTCGTATAAACCACTGCCAGTTTTAGTATACACAGTTTGGTAATTGCCAGTGAGTTGATAATTTCCAATTGCCGAGCCTGTTCCGTTGTTGGTTGGTTGACTGGCATTGCCATCCGATGACCCTAATTCAAAGCTGTCGGTGCTATTATAATTAAATTTAATTGTTTTCATAGCAGACAACATATTGCTCCAGTCATTGGTTTTAGCATAATTGTTGTCGCCGGGTGAAAGATTGTGTATAACTGATGCTTCCAGCCTTATTTCGCCGCCGCTGTTGAAAAAAGCTCTACGTTGATTTTCATTGCCAAACTTGACTGTGAATTCATGAACAATGATCTGTGGAAGTGCAGTGCCGCCCCAAATTTGTGTTCTGCTGCTGTTAACACCAGCACTGCTAAATCCTGCTTGAGTAGAATCAATTACAAATTTGTCCTGTTCAATCAGTGTCATTAAATCTTCAAATGCCTGAATCTTTTTTGTGTCTCCATCAGGATCACTGCTCTGTGTACCTTGGTCTGATACAAAAAAGCTGTCATTGTCGTCGGTAACCACATTCAAATCTTTTATCACTTGACTGATTTCTGTTGGCTGGACACCGGTTTGATGTGCTCTAGCCTTGGTCATGTCCACATGCAAATTGTTGAGGTGTGTTGCAGTAATGTCACCCGATACGTTCACAGAATAGCTTTGTACACTTTGATTGTATCCACTGGTTCCGCTGCCAACGCCTAGAATATTTTGTATTCTGCCTTGTAGGAAATTGTACTTTGCTGCTGTGATATTTTGATTTGCCATAATGTGTCCTTGTTGTTACTTATACTTTTAGAACGCATTCAATTAATTTTTCTTCTAAATCGTCACTGGATTCCAACGCAATTCCTACAAGACTGCTGGTTACTCCTGCTGAAGCAGTGCCATTTGTCCCAGTGTAAACCTTTTCACCTTTTTTAATCGGCCCTGTTATTCTCACTGGAACTCTTCCTTTTAGTGCTATAGCTTGACCACTGGATTCTGAATTCATCAAATACGCAGGGTTTTCCGATATAACACCTATTGCAGTGTCATTTGTATTGCAGGCACAGGTTTCGTGATCTCTGTGACTGCAAACTGTCATTACTGTGCCCACAGTATAGTCTGTATATGTGGTATATTTTTCGGCCAAATCTGCATATCTTGCTTTGGTTGCTGTACCGTTGAACACATTTGCTGTTAAATTACCATTGGTGTCTCGCACAGCTACCGTGTTGGGCGTGCTGATTGTAGACGGTGATTTGGAATCCAGTTTCAATGCATTGGTTGCATCGCCTGTGAATGTGTTAGCGTAAACATTTTGCCATGCACGAGATTGTGTACCCAATGTCGCCACAGTAGTCGATCCATTGTCAATACCTGGTACAATTCCCACTGAACCCGAAGAGTTAATTACGCTGGCAATGTGTACAGCAGATACACCATTTGCACTGGAACCAAGTTGAATTTCGTTTCCAACATTGTTGAAAATTCTAGCATTGTTAGACCCTGAAATTATATCAACTTTTAATTTATTTGTATACACGCCGCCGTTGTCACCAACTGTGAATCCACCGTCAAGAAAATTTAACTGTGCAGCAAGCGCAAAATCAGAAGCAGGTCTACCGCCCAGCAGTAAAGAATCAGCAGCAGTGCCCCAGAGAACACTTTCTGTATCTGCTGTGCTGTCATCTACTGTGACACCGTCGGAATCAGCGCCCGACAGTGTTATTCCTTTTTTTATCACAGGAAAATTTGTTTGTATATTGTAATCCTGTATGTCTGCAGGCTGGTTTTCGGTTGACAAAGGAGTAAATTCTTCATTGCTGATGATATACACAGGTTCACTGTTTATGAGAGCAATTATAACAGATTTAGAAATATTGCCAACAGCAAGGATGTCAACACTTTGCATCTGTGTTTCGCCATTGCCTGCTGCCTGTGGACCAATTAATAGAAATTCGCCGTCAGAGGTTCTTCCGTAGAGTTGATTTCCTGTGGTGCTCCACCATAGGTCGCCTGCGCCAAGTCCTGCCGGTTGGGTAGGCGATACTTCGGCGCCGCCGGCATTTTTCCATCTTACGCCGTCATAAAATTTTAATTTGGTTGTTCCGCTGTCGTACCACACCTGACCATCCAGTGGTTTTGTAGGTGAAGTAGGACTGGAAAAATTTTCTAATAAAAACAAAAAGTTTTCATTTTGTGCTTCACCGTATCCGCTGAAGTTTTTTCCGATGAATTTGATATCTGTGGTCTGGTCAACTGTGCCGTCTTCTACTGCTGTAAGTTGGGCTCCAGAAAATCTATTAATTACGTAAGCCATTGTTGCTCCTCTGTATAAATTTATTTATCGTAATTTACTAAGTTACAATACCACCGGAGGAATTTGAGTCGGCAAGGCCGATCCATATGTCCATTGTTTAGGATCATCGGTTACTTGTAAATGCACAATAGTCCGTGTAATGTCAAATGTTACTGAAACTGGAGTCTGTGATATACCAAAATCTTTTACTACATTTTCATTTTGCACACCTGCACTGTCAACTGCTACAAAAGTTTTTGATATCTGAGGAGATATATTAACTGTGTCTGTACCTGATGATGCTGTTTGTGTAGCTAGAACCTTGATAACTTTGCCTACCAATTGTGAGCTGGCTGGTTTAAGGGCTTCTATAATATCTGCTATTGCTATTTCCAAAGCCTGTCCTGTGCCCAAATTTGTAGCATCAATGCTTATAATTTCTTCTTGACTTGAAATTGCATTTTCTACATAATCTTTGGTTGTAACTGCGTCGCCGGGATCTTCGGTACCTGAATCTCTAGGACTAACGGGTGTTGCTACATTGAGAATTTTTACTGGAGTAATGCCAGGGTTAATTCGTATATTGCCTGCTGTGGAAAATATATCAAGACTCTGACCAGCAGTGATTCTATTGCTGTCAATGGTAATATCGTCAACTTCAAGTGAATCCAGTTTGCCTATGCTGTTTAAACCCGGAGCACTGGTAATTGTTGATCCTAGTGTGTCTTTGGTAAGCACATCGTTGCCGCTGATCTTGTATGCTGCTAAATCGTTGTCAAGGTCGATGTTCTCTTTTGTACTCCATCCTACAATTGTTTCGTCGTAGACCCATAGTTTGTCCTCAGATGGACTTTTGATAACAATTCCTGCGCCGTTAAGAGACGACACAATTGCAGTGCTGTCTTCGCCTAATATAGTACTGTCTGCAGAATTGCCTAACTCGATTGTGAAATCTTCTACTCTTAGGTTTTGTATTTCAAAGTTCACTGCTTCGCCTTGTATAAGCAAATTGCCAGCTACACGCATATCTCCATTTACATCCAATGTATACGCAGGTGTGTCTGTCAAAATTCCTATATGTCTATCAGATGCATCAACATGCAGTGCAGGATATTTTGCAGCGCTGCCGGTGCCGTCGCTTACTCTTATCTCATAATCAACATTTTCCTGTAAATTTTCTGTGATTATTTTATTGCCTTGTGTGTAGAGAAGAGCTTGATTGCCTTTGCCAATTTGCAATCCGCTGTTGTTTTCAATCCAAATATTGTCTTTGATAACCTGCAAACTTCCTGTGTTTTTTAACAGAAAGTCATCAGCATCGTATTCCTGCGTTTGTGCAGAATTTATAATTTTAAGCGCACTGTTGGCTTGGCCAAGAAATGCAAAATTAGAGAACACACTGCTGATGTTTACTCCTTGCTCTAATGTACCAAACCCAGTAATTCCAGGAAAAGGAGTAAACTGTTCTTTGCTAATAATAGCCAACAAACTGTTGCCTAACAATATTTTGAGAATATTCTTATTTTGTCCGTTGCGATCTTTGACTGTTTCCGTTTTAAATCCTGATTCGCCTTGAGAAGATGTGTAATTAGGTCCAACTAATATCCACGCAGTTCCGTTCCAAAAATACAGCTGATCGTTTCTGCTATCGATCCAAATATCTCCATCAACTTTGTCTAGAGGCTGTGTGCTGGAAATTGAACTGTTGTCTGTGTTTCTCCATGCGCTGCCGTCATACACTTTAAGTCTATCTGTGCTACGGTCATACCAAGTTTGTCCTTGCAGTGGATTACCAGGAGGTGCGCTGCTCGAAAAGTTTTCCAATAATTTAATAAAATTTTCATTTAAAAATTCGCCAAAACCTTGATAGTTTTTTCCTATAAATGTTAGATCTGTTGTGTCGGAGTCCACCTTGCCATCAACTAACTCTATCAGCAAAGTACCGTCGGTTTTGTTTAAGGCATAGGTCATTATTCTATTACTCCTGTGTATATTATATAATTCATTGCAACAAACGGATTGGAAACATCAACTGGTGTATTAGCAGCGCCGCCTTCTAGACCGCCGCTATTATCCAACTTTCTGCCAGTGCTGCCGTCTGTGGCACCTCCTGCAGAACCATCGTCAACTGTGGCATTTGTAACAGCATAAAACTGATCGCCTGTTGCGCCTTGCAAGTCGTGTGTGTGTTCAGGCAAGTTGTCAGCATCCAATGTTATAAACTGATTTCCGTTGACGTTGCCCAGTGTATCGGCTCCGCTGGTAATTCTATTTGCTTCATTCAAGTCGTTTATACCAACAGGATTGCGGCCTCTCAAGTCGGGTATTTTAAAAACACTGTTTGGATTGCTAGGAGTGCCATAATAGTAGGTGTTGTTATCACCTGCGCTATAACCCAAAACATTTGCCAATGTTGAATATGTGCTTAAATTGAGTTCATCGCCGTCACATATTTTCCAACCCGGTGGCGCGACAACACCAGCAAACGGAACCACTGTTCCTACAGGTATGATAGGAAGTCCTGAAATCAGTGTGGATTGCTTTTGCTTGTACAATGTGCCATCTGATTCTCTATATGTCAAAAGCAAATCGTCAGGATCTGTTGTGCTGGTTTCGGGTTTGTTGTCTATAAAACTGCCGCTGATACTGGTAGTAAATGTAGCAAGGTTTCCAGTTTGCTGACCAGTAAACGATATACTGTTACTGCTAACATCACCGGTTAGGCTAAATGTAGTAGGACTACTGAGTTTGTCTGCGCTGCTGGCCTTGCCGCTGATATTCCCTACAACATCAGCAGTTACAGTATTTGCATATATTTGGTTAAATTTAGTCGACGACGACCCAATGTTTATCGAATCAGCAAAAGTGGGCAGTATGTTTGATACTGTTATATTGCCCGAAACTTGCAAAGTTTCGTCAATATCTACTGAGCCGCTGATATTTACATTACCTGTAAATCCAGCGCCGCCTGTGACCAACAAACTACCTGATGACGCACCGGTGCTTTCTATTCCTGCATTTACAAGAACCTGACCACTGGATTTTATATTCCCAACAACATCAAGTGCTTCGTCTGGAGATAAATTGTTTATACCTATTACATTGTTTGCAGTGCTGGCATTGATTCTTATTGCCGGTTTTGCATATTCAACAGTTTTTAAGTCAAATGTGCCGGTGCCTAAATGTTCAACTATACTGTCAGCATTGTTAACTGATAATCTCACATTGCTGGTAGTTCCACCGATTTCAATACCGGAATTGTTTCTTATTCTAATTTTTTTGGTAAAAATGTTTTCTTTGTTCAGCTGTGGAAAGTTTACAGCATCAACATTGTCTAATTTTTGCGAATTTGTAGCAGTGCCATTGAGTTTAGCAGTGCTGCTGAGATTTATGCCTTTGGCAAGTTCACCAAACCCTGGTATAGGCGGGTTAGGCATAAAATCAGAATCGGCTATTATAGCAACTGCAACATCATTTATATAATTTATAACTGTGAGTTTTTCTAGATTATCTGTGCCTACCAGTGTTTCGGCTATCGCGCCGGTTTTTACTCCATTGCTGTATTCTGGGCCTACTAATATCCAACCGCTGCCAGTGTAGATGTACAACTGAGAATTTGTAGTATCTATCCATAGATCGCCAATTACACTGTTTGCAACTTCAGGTTGTGAACTGGCTTTCTTTAATCCGCCTGCTGCAACCCAATTTGTTCCATCATAAATTTTCAATTGGTCAACATTTGCAGTGGTATCGTACCAAAGCTGACCTTCCACAGGATTCAATGGCGGTACATTGTTAGCAAAATTTTCCATTAGTCTCAATAGATTTTCGTTTAATGCTTCGCCAAAATCACTGGTATTTCTGCCAATCAGTTTTAAACTGGTTTCGGTATTCAGCGTGGCATCTTCGAGAATTATTGATCCTTTGTTTATTTGATCAGAGAAAACAATTTCATAAGGCATTAACTGTTACCTCCACTAAGACTTTGAATTCTCACAGTGTAGTCAATTTGGATTAGTCTGTTGAGTGATTTTTGCACTGGATGAAATATAACATGTGTTAACAATCTTGATTGCTCAGGAGTATCTGCAAAGCTAACCAATCCTAATTCATCAAATACAAAATTTTGCTCTGTGTCGCTGGCTGTGTCAAATGCATCTTGGCCGTCGGGCTCGCCGTAATCCAACAAACAACTCACTACAATATCAGTGTAATTGGTTCCGCTGACATGCCTGGTTTCCAGTTTATTCCTTGTAGGATCTAAATTGTCTACACTGTTGTCATCGACTACCTTTTTATATGTTTGATTGTAAAGACTAGCATTGGTTCCTGTGCTGTTTGGAGTCAAATATGTGATTATTCCAGTTGGATCAACAACTGTGCCACCGTTGCCAAACGCCATTTCATTTATAAATCCGCGGCCTGCATTTGCTAAACTTTCCGCCATAGCAATACTCATATTTTCGTAATGAATTGCATTCCTTTTGTTTACAAACACAAAACCGCTGTCAGGGTTGTAAATTTTTATATGTCCTTCGACATGCATACTGTTTATTTCATCTGTTTTTTTCATTTGACTCCACCTATACTATATTTATCGTGGTAACTGTATCGAGCTGCTTGTTAGAAATTTAGCAATTTGATTTTCACTGTCACTTAAACTTTTGCCTTTGTCGTTCCAAATTTTTCCTATTTTGCGAACAATTTGTATTTTTTCATTGCTCAACGGAACCTGATTGCTGTGCAACTCGTCTTGAATATTAAATGTAATAATGTTGTTTTCAACAGAGTATTCTGCAGGAGAAACGGTGTCAGCTTCAGGACTGTCAAGACTTAGATTTGCGTTGTAAACTGGCAATTCGTGATCTCTCAGTCTTCTGCCGCCTACAAATACTTCTATTTCTTTTGTTGAATCAGGTGTATAATCTAGAATATAATCGGCAGAAGAACCATCACCGATTTTGATATCGTTTATAATTTGATCTTTGTATGGTATATTTTCTGACGCTCCTTGACCCAATACTGTTTCGCCTGACAAATGCACAGTTTTTATACCTGTGCCCAGTGTGCCTCTTCTCAATTGTCTTAAGAGATTTCCTTGCTTTACAAAATATTCTATTCTTTCTTTGCCTATCCATACAACTCCAGGAATACCCTGTAATCTATTGGGCTCGTCAATTCCGGTTGCATCTTCCAATTCAATTATGTTATCGTAATATTTTAGATCTTTAGACAATGTGTATGAATTTTTATCAGACAATCTCTTGTAATGGAATCTGTTGATTATGTCTTTGAAAATTCTAAATGCATACTTGGATCTAGCAGCCGGTGCTGTGAAGTGCAGGATATCTACAATATCTTGCTCCTGCAACTCCTGTTTGATATCCAATTGTGTTTTGCCTACAAGTTTGTAATCGGCACCAGCAGTTAGCAAAGTACCGTTGAGCATGACCCAAACATATTCTGCTCCAGCAGCAGGCTTTCTTAGATTTACAACACCTCTAGTTAGGTTGTTCCTAATCTGTATTTGTTCAGCATCTACCAGCGGTGTAGTAGGATCATTTATAACAGTGAGTGTTTGTCTTTCAAAATCGTTTACATCATGATTGCCAAACACATAAATTTTGATGTCTGTGTAATCGTTGTTGCGCAGATTTAATCTTTCGCTTTTTACCACATCAAACGATTTCACTGTGAATGTTGTACTGTCGTTGTTGTAGAAGACTGTGGTGGTGTCACTGGCATACAACAGTTTGAATATCTCTCTCACATATCCTTGCAATATCAGTTTTACAATGTTTCCTGTTTGTTCGTATTCTTGCAGCACAACAGGTATTTCAGTTCCGTCATCGGCTGTGATTAAAAATTCATCAACGGGTTCAATTGGCCATTCTACTCCGTTTGCAAGCTCAATTTCCAATTCAGTGTCTACTGTGGTATACTCGGCATCTTTTATTACATTGACGATTAACTCACTTCCAGGACTAATATCTTCTTGCTTGTTTAGTATTACTCTGTAATTAACACTGTCATAAGAATATCTACTGCTGTCTAATTGCTCTCCGTTGATGTGCACAACAATATCATCTGTCATTAACTCAGCTGGATTATCAAATTGCCAAGCTTGTACATCATATTGACTACTTGTGGTCATGGTATACTTAACAGCATACCCAGGATTTAAGAATCTATTGCCATCTTTGACCAATATATATCTGGCTATTGGTTTTTCATTAAACGGATAAGGAGTTGGATTGCTTTCAGTGTCAAACTCGTGAGCCTTGTTTATTCCATCTTGATTGAATGTTTGATCAATTATCATTTGACTGTAAGTTTGACTTTCAGCGCTGTAAATTGTGTAATTTATAACAGAACCATTGTCCGGAGCATTATCAAAATTTATTATCAGTCTGTTTTCCTTGATTCCGTAACTGCTGTCAGCTTTTTCCAGTACAAAGCTTTCTGTTTGTATACCGTTTATTGTAACAAATGCACTGATTGGTTCTTGATAGTTAACACCTAAAACAAAGTTTTCTGTGCTGCCGTCGCCGTTCAAAAAGTCTGCATCAACAATGCTTGTACCATTTACACCAATGGTCAAAATACTCAGTATTTTATCAGCATCGGGCACACTATCAAAAATCACTGTTTTGTTTTCAAAATCAATTTCATACTCGTCTGCGTGCAATACACGGTTATCTATTTTTACTATAGTAGTGTCAGTAGTCATAGGATAATCTTCAAATGAATACACAGAAGTATTGCCGTCTGTGATATAATTTTGAACCGTGATTAATCCTTGACCGTCTGGAACTTTGTGATATACCTGTATATCCATGGTATCGGCTACTTGACCAGGAACTAGTTCTTCTGGACCTTTACTGGTTGTTTCTGTTACAAATCCGTCACCATCGACTACTATCTCACCGCTGTCTATTCCTTTGGCAGTGCTATACTGGAAATTGCCACCAGTGAGTTCGGTGTCAAGCGCAGCGCCGCTGGGTAAAAAGCTGCCGTCGCTGGTTGATTTTCTAATTACAATTACATCGCCGTCTTGCGTTGGTATTGCTTCTTCGTCAATATCAATTGTGTTAGTGATGCCATCGCCGATGATGCTGTTTATAACTGCATTGTCGTTGGTCACTGCACTGCTGCCATCAAAATTCGGATCATCCAGTCTCACATTATTTTTGTAAAGATTATAAACTACTCCGGCTTCCAGTGGTGCCTTTAGTTCCAGTGTTTGTGTGCTGCCATCCAACACAAAGATTTGATCGTCAAACACTTGATCAAATGTATCAAAACTGGTTGTTCCATACGCGCTGCTTTCAAACCCTTGTTCGTTGCCAAAGTCAATACTGTCAACTTGAACGCCACCGTAATCAATGCCATCCATTAACTGTGCCAAATCATTTCCTGCCATTCCAGTAGTAGGATTGTAGAAGAAGTTTATTCTATCCGCAGCAGACAACATTTCAACAGACTTTTTATAGTTGATTATTATTTCTGCATTTAATGCAGGGGCAGTTTCAAAAGTGATTCTTCCTAATTTTCTTTGATATGTTTTTGTGTTATCAACAATATTATCAATTACAAATTCACTTGACAGCATCTCAACATTGTCTATAAACACTGTAAATGTGTCTCTGTTTGTATCTGCAGGATATTCCAGCACAAACTCCTGTTGTGAGCCCGAGCCTACAAAGGTATCTGTTTCGTCTAATTTTGTAAACAGATAATTTCCTGTTATTCTATCAAACTTTACAGTAACATGACTGCTTCTTGTTTTGCTGTATCCTAATATTACATTTGCTTTAGCTGGTTTGCTGTCCTCTGCTTGCGATCCATCAAATGTCACCATCGGTGCACTTATATAAGTTGCATTTGAAGTATCAACATCAATACTGTTTACAGATCCTCTAGCAATAGTAGCTCTGCCTGTTAATGTAGGTCCGCCGCCGCCTGAAATAGTCACAAGCGGTCCTGAAGACCAACCTGTGCCGCCGTTGCTGATTACTATGTCTTTGATTTCAAAGCCAACATTGTCTAACCAAGACTTTTGCGGAGGAGTTTTTACAAAATCATTGACCCCGGTTATTTGTGAATTCACTGCTTTGACATCCTCTGTGACGATTCTTTTTGCAATTTCGTCGTATCGAGGTGGTAAATCAAAATCAGTAACAGTGGTATTTGTTGGATCAACTTTTTCGTAGCTGCTCACATATTCTCTTACTTTGGTTTTATACGGTTTAACTTCGTCGACATAATCTTGATAATTTTCTAAATTATCGTTTTTGAATGTAACTTTTTGTTCTAATTCGCCTACATTATGCTTGGCTTTTATAAAACTGGTTTTGAATATCCAGTCCACAGATGGTTGTTCAGACAATGCATATCTAACACTGCTAAAGAATAGTCTATTGTATTCAACTGCTAGCTGGTCTACAAAAATATTGTCTCTCAGTGCTTTTAATATAATTCTAGTTTCTTCAATGGCTTCTCTGTCGTACAATAGAGAATCATAATCTTGATTATCAAACCCACTTGTGATATTGTTATACAAAAGCTTGCTGAATTGTATTGTTCCGTTTTGTCTACCAATGGTTTTATAGTTCACAGTGTAATCAACCTGTGGTTGTTCGTCAATTTTTTGCAACAGTAACCAGCCGCCGCTGCCTATGTTTTCAATTTTAACAACATCACCTATTCTGTTATTCAGCGAATCAATTTCATAACTGGCAGTAATCAGATAATCAATGGGCGTGAGATTGTCAAATCCGTCAGCATACCAATCCTTGTATTGCCAATATAGATTTGTATCATAATCTTGGTTATCAATTCTAAACCACTCATTGGTTATATCATTGAAATTATACAAGGACCAGAATCCGCTGATTTCACTGTCATTTTCAACTAGAACACTGAATTTTCTAACAGATACAATTGTGTTGTCATCGTAATCAAAACCAGAATTTTTCACAGTGGCGTTTATTACCTGACCTAGATTATTGATTTCGGTTTCAATCACAGCATTTTTGCCTGTGCCTGTAATGTTTACACGAGGTCCTTTTCTAAATGTATCATTTTTGCTATCGTAAGACGGGTCTACATAACCTCTTCCTGACTTAACAATTTTGATATCTACAATTTTTCCGTCTTGAATAACTGGTTCCAACACTGCTCTAGAAATTTTTGCAGTGCCAACAAATCTCAATTGAGATTCTGTTTCTATTTTAACGTCGTATTTTCTAGAAACACTTGACGGCTGGGGATCTATCTTTGTAAGCGGTGACAGATCAAAATCGTCTACAATCAAGTTTCGTTCAAGAACTCTGTTTACTCTCTCAACGATTTGTTTCAATGCTTCATTATTGTTTACAAACATGCTTTGATTCGGATCATTGAGAATACCATATCTTCTAGCAGGGCTGAGATTTAAATCAGGCAACTGATTTCTTTCTTGATCATAACCCACAAGACTGTCTATCCACTTGTTAACCACATATTCATTTGGCATGCTTGTTTCAAGGCCTTCTGACAACAGTTCGTATTCTGTGTGAATATTCTTGTCGTTGTCAACTGTGTTGTAATATTCAAAATGTATTACAGTGTCTTTGTCCTTTATTAAACTTCTGCAATTGTATACAGCATACTGATCATTACCAAATACAGCAACAAATCTGTATCCTGTGCCTGCTGGGTCTTTTATGAGACTGGTAACTTCGCTACTAGCAAGCTGTCTATTGTTAATAGCCGGAATTGTCTGCTTGTCTTTGACCCAAAAATAATACTTGCTGCTAAAGGTGTCCGAGATAGGATCATACACATCGGCTCTGCTGTATTGACTATCACCATACTTGCTTTGACCGCTGATGCCGTCTACTACGCCAGCAGTTGTATCGGCTAATTGATCCCACTCCGAGGGCGGAATATCACTTTCTACCCATTCGTAAACTTCCACATCAAACCCAGGTATCAATTTATTCCAGTTGTTTGCACTGTATTCTATATTGCCTTGATATGGATTAAACCATTTAGATGCGCTGAGATCCCACCATAGTTTTCCTACAGCAGCAGAATCCCAAGGATTTACTGTTCCTGTATTGGTCGATCCTACATTGTATACAGCAGGATCATAATACAGCTTGTAACTTATTTCTTGCTCTGCAGGATTTGCAATTTTTCCCTTGATTGGGTCTATCACATCCAAATATGTAATTAAATCATTGGTCGGTCTGTCGTATAAAAATGCAGTTTTCATGAGATCATAATCCACATGATCCTTTGCGGTGCCGATTGCTTTCCAATTGCTTACATTTCTGTCACTGCGCAAATCAAAAATCAATCCTTTTTTGTCATTGGTATAATTCACGCTGGGCAACGACAGTGTTATGTGATTATTTTTGAATATCAAAGTTGGTTTATATGTGTTGCCAAGATTTCTCAGAGTTCTTGTGCCGTTGATGTCAACAGAATAACTTGCATAATCAGCAATTTCGCCAATGATGTATTTGTCACTGAGTTTTTCAAACACATAAATTTGATTCTGTTTTTTCAGCACTTTTTTAAATTCTGTTGTGCTGTTGTCAAAAAATGTTGTACCATTGTCAAAATTTACATTTTGTTCAGCCTTGCCATTTATACTGAGAATTGCCAAACGGTCATTGAGATTGAATTCTACTTTGTATCCAAACAATTCATTTTTCAATCCACGAGGAGGATACAAAGTTTGGTCTAAATTATAGGTTTGCTGTGCAGCATCATATGTGTATATCAATACTCTGCCAGTGTCAATGCCGTTGTCATCGTTGTATACATCGCCTACTGCAATATTAGCACCAGTTGAGTCCACTGCCAATCCAGTGTTCCACAAATCTCCACTGCTATCAATTGTTTCTTGAAACTGATATCTGCCATTGTTTATTTTATAAATTGCCAACTTGGTAATTGATTGAACAGTATCGAACGAACTTATAACCAATGTATTGGTATCTCTGCTGACATCAAATATATCTGCTATGTTTGTTGAGTTTGTAAATCCGCTGCTGTCACTGTCGCCTTCTACTACATCGCTGAGATAAGGCAAATATCCTACTCTGTCAAAATTTAAATCTATTTGATTCCAGTCTACGGAACCTCTAAATCCTGTGTTTTTTGGAACAGTGGTGATTGCACTGTAAAGAAGTCCTTCGTAATACACGATTTCGTTTTGCTCATATTTGAAGTTAGGATTGAATGTACCTCTATACAACGGATCAGCAGCAGAACCAAATTCAGTGTTGATTTTTTCAAAAAGATATATTCTGCCGCCATGCTTTTTGCTTTTGATATACAGCTTGTTATCAAGTGCTGCATCAATAGAGCTCTTGATTTCTATTCCAAATTTTTCATCTTGCGAAGGAGACACAGAAACAAAACTGTTTAACAATTCAAATCTATTGTTAACTTTCTTTTCGTATACTTGTACAAGTCCTTGATCTTTTAGACCGCTAGCGCTGCCAGCAGAATCCACTGGAATATTGTATACCTGTTTCCAGTCTTCAAGTTCGTAGTCTATTGTGCTTCCGTCAGCAGGCGAATCCACTTGTGCTTGCCATAATGTTCCTCTGTCATTTACAATATCGCCTGCTGATATATTACCTCTTACATCTTCCAATAATCCAATGTATCTTGTTTTAACATTTGATGCAGCTGGTGCACCTACAACTAGGTAATTCCCGTCATCGGTGATTTCCACAGCAGTACCAAAGTTTGAAGTGATATTGAAACTGCTTCCGTGGGTAACATTTCCGCCTTTGACATATGCTGTAAATCCTGTTGAATCCACTGGTTTTGTTAATTCAAAATCTTCGTACAATTCTACTTGATTTTCCAGCGATGTAGTTTTTACAAAATAAGTGTTTTCGTTTAGTTCAGTGGTGCCGACAATTCCAGTTATTGATATTTGATCACTGTCTGAAAGCTCATGAGAAACACTGGTTTGCAACACTGTTGGATTATCCAATGTTACACCGTTTACATCAATTGTTTTAATAAATTGTGGATCTATTGTTTGTGTCAGTGCATAATCCTGTGAATCACTTACTCTGTTGTAAACATAAACTTTGTTGTCGTATGGTCTGCCCACTGCCATGGTGTTGTTGCTGGCATTGGTATCAATTCCTATACCAAACAATCCATCGCCGGTGTCAGGGTTTTCGATTTCTTGTTGTTGCTTGTAAATTTTGGAATTTTGTAAAACTGCAAATCTGTTGTTTATGTTGTCTACCCAAATCTTTTCTCCGGGTGTTAGACCAAGATCATTTACAAGAAGATTCATTTGGTCAGCATTTGCAACACGCTTACTGGCTATTTCGCTAACAAAACCAAGTGTGCTGTCTTCAAAATCATATGATTCGCTGCTGAGAGGTCGGTTGAGATCAACATCAATACTGTTCAATGTGCTGTTTTTTACAATGTGAAAACCATTGATTTCACTGTCAATGTTTTCTATTCCGATAATCGAGCCTGATAGGAAATTGATATTTTTATCAAAAAATGCTGTAAATCCAGTGTCGGTTCGTTCAATTGAAACAATTTTTTTGTCTGTTTCAATGTGTTCAAACACATCCCAAGAATTTTTAAATTGCGGAACCCATATAATATTTCCTATTTCTACAAATTGTATATCCAGTGCCAAAATATCATCTATTGTTTTTGCAATAAAATTCACTTGATCCAGTTTTAGATATCCGCCAGTTTTACTGAAGTTTTTATCTGAATAAGTAACCGGAAACGGTTTGTGATCATAATCTTTTGGTTTTACATACACATCCTTTAGAGGATATTGATGAACTAAATCTGTTCTGGTGTTGTCAACCGAATTTACCAGTTCAACCAGTTGCGGTTCTATTCTAAACAGTTTCTCGTCTAACACATACTCAACTTCGTCAAATTGATCTGTTGCACCGTATTGCCCTTTTCTGACTGCCCATTCTTCAAAAAATTCCAAACTGTCCTTGTTGGCACTGCCTAATTTGTCAAACAATTTTGTTAAAGCATTGTTGGTGCCTTTGTCTTGTATAAAGCCTTGATAGAATTTGTATTGACTCACATCATCTGTTATGATATTAGACAAATAGTTTCTCTTTTGATAACCAATAAGATGTTGAGCCAGCTTTTGTTGTTCACTGTCAAAATTGTCTGTGTCTAAATCGTAAAAATCAGTAAACTGTTTTGCTCTGTAATCCCAGTTTGGTTTTAGAGTCGACTCTGGCTTTTCACTGAGTCTATTCCAATTTGATGCATCAAATGTATTTGATCCTGAAATATCTTTATCAGCGCTGTAATAAAATTCTTTGTATTTTACTAAATCGCCAATGCGATAATCTTGCCAAGGTGTCCATTCTGTTACTTTAGCATCGTCGTATATGAATCCTGGTATGTTAAGGGTGCCATTCCAGTCCGTGGTTCTATAACCAATGATGCGTATTCTTTCCTGTCTATAACCAGGTTCAGGATCGTATATGGTGTCATTGAATACTGTTGTGTTGTCTATTAATACACTGTGTTCTGTTTGTACCAGTGCAAATTTAGCAAAATATATTCCATCCTCGGTGTTAATTGGAACTATAGAAAACTGATTTCCGTTTTCTCTTACAGTATTTGTAAAGTCAGTTTTGAGAGTATTTCCATCACTTTTTAAAATATTGTAATCATAAAAACCATTGTAAATATCCTGTACGGTATAAAAATCTCTTGAAAATTTACATTCATTTGCGCCAGGACTTATAGTAATAACTGTGCCAGCAGCCCAGTTTTGCGTTGTCCAAAATAGGAATTCTCTCACAGCCTGTTGGAAATTTTCAATTGCTTCTGTGGTTCTGTTGAAAAATTCAAATTCAAACCCAATTGATTTTAAATATTCTCCATATCCTATAATAAAGTCAACTACCTGTTGTATATCAGTGTATACTTTTCCATAGTTGACTCTGCTGGGCACAGATTCAAAGTTTTTCTTAATAGTTGCAGTGGCGCCTCCTGCCACAGGCAACTCTGACAATAGTCTAAAGTTTTCTAAATCAAAGGTGTCGCTGGAAGTGTGTGTTGTAACTACTCTATAGAAGTTCTTTTGAAATCTCACAATTTTTCCAGTGACATAATTGCGGTTTTCGCCCCATTCAATGAAGCTTTCGCTGATTCCGCCAACATTTATACTAGGATCACTGTCTGCAGATATAGGTTTAAAGTAATCGAAATAAGTGTCTTCGTTGTCGTATCCTTTTACTCGATATCCTTTGCCAATTTTTTCAATTATTATACCGCTGTATCTCACAACATCTTGCACACTGGAAGTGGTCAGAATCACATTGTAATTTTCTTTAGGCACAAAAATGTTGCCTTTGTTGGACGGAGTTCTGCTATCCAGCACAAGATTCAATTTACTTTTATCAGTGAATCCTGCTAATTTAAACCCTAGCTGATGATCCAGTTTAGGTAAATCTTCAATATAATTGGCATAATTTGTTTTGACATTGCTGGTCATATAATTTTGTATGTAATTTACTATACCAGATGTGAGAATATTTTCGTTATCAACAACTGTTGCAGGAAACGACAAATCGCTGAGTTTTATTCGTTTGCCAGTGTCGGTGTATAAAAGGTCACTGTTGATACCTCTAGCAATACGACTGCGATCAAATATTTTTCCTATTACATCTGCTGGTCTGAGAATCATCAACGCCGATAACAAGCTAAAAGGATATTCGCTGCTGCGTCTCCATGCCGATTCAACCGGTGCTTGATCACCAAAATCGTATTGCAAATCTCTTTGTGTGATGTAGCTAAACTCTTGAGCATAACTGCTGTCCAGAGGGCTAATCAAATTGCCACTTTGATCCACTGGTAAATGTTGAGTCAACCCTGGTCTAATGTACTTTTTCAATCTCCGTGGCTGTTTTCCAGGTTCATTTATTATACCGTTTTCAATATCCTTCCACAAAATCAAGTTATCACTGGTATAAGGCGCAGGACCGTACTGCTGTTCCCACCAGCCGGGCTTGATAGTGAATCCTAGCATTTCCCAAGGTCTTGTATGCGGACTGTCTGTGTCATAAGCTTGCTTATAAACAGCACGCCAAAAACCTGGCAGTGCTTTTCCATTAGGACCAATGCTGTTGGAATAATTGTAAGTAAAACTTTCTGTTTGCACAAGGAAATCATTGTCTGTGTAATCAGGATCGCCGGCTTTTTTCGACCATTCAACAAAATCACCAATTGTTATATTGTCTAGCTGTGCCTTGGAAATTTTTGTATTTCTAAAATCTCCTCCTACATAATCGTTTATGTCAAAAATATCCGGATCATACTCTACTTTGATATTGTTGAATATTCTTTTTTCCAATTCCAACATCAAATCGTCACGAAAATCGCCATAAGCGACAGTGATGCTTCCGTCGTGACCTCTGATTACATCTGTAGGCTCTTTGTATGTGCTGTCAAAATATTTTTCAGGAATATATTTTGGATAAATTCCTAGGCTGCTAGGTGTAGGAGGAATAAAGCACCCTTCGGTGGTTTCATATTCATATATTTCTATCGTATCATTGTTATCTAAATCAGCTAAAACATTTACAAATCCTGCTGATGTAAACACATAATCTTTCTCAAACACCAACTGGACACTGTTCACATATACGCTAACTGCTTTGTTAGACAGTTCTTGCAAATCAAACGGTGTTGACAGTGCGTAAAATTTATTTCTATTGTCAAGCACAGTATATTCTAATTTTTTAGCAGCTCCTATACCTATCATATCAGTGCTAAAGAAAGGCATATTGGAGGTTTTGTCTTTGTTAATTGTCTCCAATATAAGATCTACATGCTTTTTTACAGGGCCGTCAAAGCCCAGCGTTTCGGCTGTTTGTAGAAACACTCTTTTGAATTTAGCGTATTCGTTGCGTGCAAATTTGATTGAATTTATAGCATTGCTGTCTTTGTTTGCCAAATGATACAATGCAAGATTTAAAGGTCCGCTGTGCTGAACAAATTTTCTACCAAACTGCGCAATTGGTCCTATGTCGCGTAGATTGTTGTTGCCCGGCTGCGAGCCTTCAAAAGCATCTGCTTCAATTACAATACTGCCAACATGATCGTTCACTTGACCTAATGTGAATTCAACAATGTTGTCATTGAGCGGATTTCTCTCAAAGTTGTGTGGTACTTCGTAATAGCCATTTTGGTTCTTAGGTGTATCACTTAGTGTTTTTATAAGAACAATGCTGTTTCGATTTATGTCTTCTTTGAAACTGATTCGTTTTTGATTGTTTATGTTAAAAAATGTGTAATCTTCATTTGGTTTTTGTAACTGATTGTCAACATACACAACCACTTTCAAATCAGAAATATCAGCTGAATTGTCATATACATCAATAGGAAAATTGTTTACACTTTCATTGCCAAAGAATTGTCTAATCACATACTGAACACTTTTTTTATTTGCTTTGGTCCACCCGTTTACAAATTCAAAAAGGTCGCCGAATTTGTCGTATCGTTTTGCAAAAGCATTGTCGCTGCGTATTTCAGCAGATTGATTCAATTCTTCATAAGTGTATAACTCGTTTAAAAGATTAAACTCAAATGTGATATCGCCTGTGTTTTGTATATTTTTATACACCAGCGGAAAGCCCAACTCTGGATCATTCAATCCTTCGCCGACTTTGTAAGAAAATATTTTATTACCTTTGAATTCTGTATTTGTGTAAATGGTATTATCGGCTAGACTTTGGCCGTCTGCGTCAAATAAATCAAACAGCGGAGGTTGATTTAATTTATTCTTGTCTTGAGCCGGATTCCATTCTATGCTATTGTACCAAAACATGTTGCCTGTATTATCATTGCCCAGTTTAACCAGCACAGTTTGATTTTCCACAGGATCTGTGTCGGCTGTTTCCACTAAGCTGATTTGCTGATTATTTTTAAATGTAAACAGCTTTACTTCAAAAATCTTTCCGTATACAAAAGGATCGTCGTCGCCTAAAAACAGTATTCTCATACCATCTGCAATTTTTATACCGTCGACATAATAATCAGACGATCCTTCGATTTTGCTGAATACATCATTGCAGAAAGTATCTACAAGATCAATGTTGTCTTTTGCAATAGTGCCATGATTGTACAACTTGAGACCTGCTTCAAACTCAATTATTGGTCTTTTTGCTCTAAAGTTTTGATCTATTTCAACTGGCTGATTGTTAATTTCTGCACTTTTGTTGATTACATCAACATGAAACCATCTATTGTATCTTGACCAGCTGTTTCTGTCTGCACTGGATCTATTGATGACAATATAATCTTTGGTTCCTGCAAAGCTTAATGCATCACTGAATGGCACTCTGTCAAACCCGTTATCATCAAAAGGCACTTTTGTATCCTGTGTGAATATAGCAGGCACTTCCAAATTGTTTACTGGCACTAGTTTTATTGCTTCGCCTACACCTTCTACATAAAAAAGACCTTCCTTGTATTTTTGCGGCGATACACGGCCTTGAAAATATACCTTCATGCCATTTGAAAAACTCCAACCCTGAGAAGTAGTGTATGTCTTTTTTCCTATTATTTCGTTGTCTACATCAATCACAGTGTTTTCTTCAATGTTTGCTATCTCTATAGAACAGCTAACATTTAAATCAAATTGACTTACAAAATACAGTGTATCCGGTGCATTGTCAGGAATAGCAAATTCCAATATTCCGTTTTCCACAAAGCCTTGGTTGACAAACTGATTCACATCCTCTAATGTGTTTTCAACTTCAGTTTGCTGAATTGTCACTCCATCGGTGTATAGTGTGTTATTTGTGAGACTGGTTGCTTGTTCACGCGGCGCTGGCTTAACACTTCTGTTCACTGCAATACTAATTGGATCGCCGTCGGTGCTTACTTCAAATCTGTATGTTTGTCCTCTATACAGTTTCAAACGCGGATTACGAGTTGTACCGTCAGGTGTAAACACCAACGCTGTGTTGTTATCATCCACAACAGTTGTAACAGTATAGGTACTCACAATGTCTCTAGCTTGACCCTGAACTGCAACTTCCTGAGGGCCATTGGGTAGCCAATAATATTCTCTAAAGTTTACAAATTTATCAAAATCAAATCTAGGATTCCATGCATAAAACTCCTGACTGTTAAGCAGGCTTTGGTTTGCTGTTGATCCTCTATAAGATTTAACTAATCCTAAATAATCAACATAATCTTTGCTGTAAGTTATATTTCCAATTTCATCACGATAAACACTCACTGGATCAAACTGGTAGTTTTTTCTCAAAGATGATATTTCATCTAAATAGTTGTCATTGATATCAACAGCTTTAGCTTCACGCTTGCCTACAAATGCATCAATTTTTTCTGCAACACCGTCACTGTTAAACTGATCTATAGTAGCATCGAGGAATTTCCTATTTGTGTTGGTTCTAAAATATTTGGGTAAAAATTCAGCGCCTTGCTTTGGAGACTTTTTGCCGCCTGGTAATGGAAAATCATTTTGGTTATCTTCGTATGCCATTAGTAACTTGTTCCTCCGCTAGTGCTGTCAGTAATAATTATGTTTGTGCTTGGTTCACTACTCTGTATTCCGGTATTCAAATCTGCACTTTCTGTAACAACAGCGCCACTGGCTCTTAATCGACTGGCTGTAATCGAATCAATTATTTCAACATCGCTTACTATAGCAGAACTCACAAAAATTTCGTCGTTTTCGCTTTTGATTTCGTACAGACTGCCAAAACTCTGAGTTTCGTCTCTAGGAACTAAAACGATGCTTACTATATCTGGTGCTAAACTGTTAAACAAATAAGCAGCCAGTTCACTGAAATAGAAAGTTTCTCCAAAGTCCCAGTTATCTAAACTAAAGTATTGATTTATGCCTGTTATAATTCGACTTTTAACATCATTGTCATTTACTACTCTGTCAGGATTTTTTACAACCTTGAAAACTGCTTGTAAATCAACATTGGATTTACTACCAAACAGCGGCTTGTATTTTACAGGATGATATATTAGATCATCGCTGATACTCTTTATCTTTTCAATTTCACTTCCGTAACTTAAAAATAACTGATCATTGCTGGGCGGAAGAGGTTTTTGCGAAGTTCTATTCTGCAGATAATTTCTAAATGCAATATCATACTGTCTTGTAAGAAGATACACATCAATTAAATTGCTGCTGCTTGGATCTATTCTTGCATTTTCGTCAGCAGCATGACTGTATTCAAATTTTAACAATTCTCTGCCCACAAATGCTTTGTAATCAGTTACAAGATTCAACTGCTGTTTTTCTGAATTTAGTTTTTTGAATATATCTTTGTCAATGATATAAAAAACTGTGCCATTGTTGTAATTGGAAAACGGCTGAGCATTTGATTCAGTGAGAATTGGAACAATATTTTCCTTGTCTGCATCAACATAATTGTATATTTCTGTTTTATTTAAAAATGACTTTTTTTGGAAAATATATCTGTCTGTTTGTGGTATATTTTCACTGTCCACAATCTGAGTGAAAAGATCAGGATCATCAACTACACCATCTGCATCACTGTCAAAAAATGCAATTTCTACTTTTTTGCTGTCAATGTATCCTGCTTGATTTTCAAATTCTTTTGATATCTGCCAGATCCAGTCTACTGTGAATGCATCCAACGAATTTGGCCTGTTGTTGTTACTCAAAACTTTTATTGTATCGTTTACAATTTTTCCTGTTTTGCTGTTGTAGATTTTGTCTTTGCTGTCAAAAAAGAATCGTGTTTGATCGTTGCTTTCAAAAATATATCTTAAACCTCTGCTTTTCACTGTGTAAACTTCGCCGTCGGTTTCAAACAACAATATCCAACTGCTGTCCAGCTGTTGATTGCTGCCGTCACCTTGTTTACCCAAACTGAAATTGCTAACTGTGTTTAAATTGTTGTTAAAAATCACCCGCCACTGTCTTTGATTATAATCATAGCGCAGTCCAAATGTTTTAAAAGCAAAAACTTGATCTATCATTTGTCTTGTGACATCAGCGGAAATCTGATTGTTGAACACTGGTATTATTTCCTCCAGTAAACTGGTTTGTGGTATTACATCATTTAACACAATTGGCCCTAACCCAGTATCAACATTTACTTCAGTGCCTGTGTCGTCAATGCTTACTACTTTGGTCCACACATAAGTTCTTGATCCTACATGTGTAGCAGGTCCGGACATCAAAGTACCGTCTGGCATAAAATGCGAGCCTGAAGGCGCTGTGAATTTCAAAAAGCTGCCAGGTTCAATGAATTTTAATATGCTTTGTGTAAAACTTCCTACTGTAACTGGCAATTCGTTTTCATCAGCAAAATAACCTGTTGATCTGTTGGTATCAGCAGTGGTTTGAACCCACGATATTCCTAAATTGGAAATTTCTTTATTTCTAGGAAATTGCTCATAGTAAAAGTTTTTGGTTCTGTCGTCTTTTATCAACGGTTCGACTACATTTCTGATTACAAATTGTATATCGTTTTTTGAACTGAATTCAAAACTCTTTATATCCTCAATGCTTTCTTTATAAATCACACCGTCGTCGCTGAATATAAGAGTATTGCTGTATTTGCCAGTGGCATCTCGTAGATCAAAATATCTGCTTATGCCACTGGATGTTCTATTAACTGCTTTGGCCTTGACAATTTCCTGTGATACACCCAATGTTCCTACATTGTAGTCTTCGCCTGTGATTAATCTGTTTTGAGTATAATATGTAGCAGGCGCATTGGCTTTGATACTGTCATTGTCTTCACTGGTACTGGCATTTTCAACAGTTTCTTTTAGTTCCAAAATTAAATTAAGAGTTTCTCTTTTTCCGTTTCTGCTGATATAAGGAATTTGCACATTTATACCAAATAGATTATCGGGTGTAATTTTGTAGTTTCTATTTGCGCTGGTTCTATAATATACCTTGAATTTGCCTTTGGGCAATTCTCCAAAGGTTCCGTCGCTGAATATTAAACTTATTTTGTCGTTTATTCTACTGAGAACACTGTAGATATTTCTGATATTTCTGTCAATGCTGTTGTAGATAATGTTGTTGCCTTCAACACTGTCTACTTTGGTCCACAGTTCGGTTTCAAAATTGTTGCTGTCTAGTTTGTACAGCCAAAGGTCACTGTTGTTGATATTGTTAGTGTCTATGTTGACAACAGTGTTAGGCGAAGCACTGTTCACTTCAAATGTATTGCTTTGTATAGTGCCTTGTCTGAAATGAAAAAAGAATCCAGTGTTGTTGCTGCCAGAACCACGGCCGTCGTCTCTATAAAGAAACGCCAACTGATTTCCTGGAAATGGATCTTCTTCAAAAATAATTGCATCGTCAAAATTTGCGCTAACAACCTCAAAAGTAGTAGACACGCTGTCTATGCTTTTTGAAAAATTGTACACTGCTAAATTTTGATTAGCACCGTTGAATCTATACTGTTCTGTGTTTACACCTTGTATGTTAGATCGTTTAACAGGTCTGCCAAATGTGTTGTTCACTGGCAAACCAGCATTGAGAATTTTCACAAATTGTTCAAACCAGTTGCTGTTGGTATTGTCATTCCACAACACAGTTTGGTTGGCTAAGTTGACTCCGTTGCTGTCAATGATATCTTCTGTGGTACTGACACTTTCCAATTTCAATAAACCGTTTGCCGGAATATTTCTTTTGGGATTATAACTGAGCAATCTTGCCAAACGCAGCACTGATTCTCTGCGCTCTGCTGTTTCTATGAAGTTTTCTCTTGCATTGAGATCCGTGCGGAATGCCAAGTTTTGACCAAGAAATGCAATAAGATCAATCAATGCAAGATACTCTGAACTTTCAATATAATCGTTGAAATCCTCAGGATAGTTTTGTCTGATATAGTTTATCATTGTACGACGCAAATTGTCAAAATCATAACTTTGAAAATCTGCATACTTGAAACTTTGATAAATTCTTTTCCAGTCTTCAGCTAATAGAAGTCTATTCTGACGTTCAGTATTTGCCATTATGCATTCCTTGTTTTATTGTAATATTTATCTGTAGCTATTAACTGCGTATTTAAAGTAGACCAGCACTTTGGTCAAATCTCAAACGCAAGGATTCAGATATATTGTATGGCAAATATATCAATTCTGCTTCTATTTGTATACCACTTTCAAAGGTATCAATTGTCACACTGTTGACTCCTACTCTAGGATCATAATTGATTATTTCTGTGACATTTTCAATAATAGCTTCTTTTAAACTGTCAGTTAACGGATCAAACAGCACATCCCAGATTATTGTTCCAAACTCAGGATCGCTGAGTTTTTCACCTTGACGTATATGAAAATGATTGATAATGTCCTGCTTTATCAAGTCTAGATCATAGAGGTTGTAACTGCGACGATTTTTGTCAATGGTGCTGATTCCTCGATACTGTTTTGACACAGGTCTATCCGGAGCACTGTCATTTTTCACTGTTACATTTTTGTATAATCTATTATCTGTTGACATATTGTATTTACTCTCTGTTTAAATATGTGCTTGTGTCTTCACGCAGGGCACGCAATTGTGTTTGATCAGCCAGTTCTCCGTTTATAACAACCTGTATGTTTTCACGATTTGCTTGAGGAATTACATTTTTAAAGCTGAATCCATTGTCGGATCCTTGCAACGCCCTGGCTATTTGAGTTGCGCCTTCCTGAGCTTTTGAACTGAGATTTGCAAAAACTGCATTTCCTGTTGCTTGGAAAACCACTTGGTCAAGATTTCTAGCCTGTGTTGCAATTTGTTGCATGTCATTTGCAGGATTATCAGCAAAATTGATATTTTTTCGTATCTGTTCTGCTTGCGTCAGTGTAAACAAGGATGACAAATTTCGCAAATTCTCATTATCGTTTAGTATGCCAGCACCAATTTGCACAGTTGCATCCTGTATAACTGCTTGAACATCAGAAGGAAGATCAGAATATGCCCGACTGAGATTATTTGCAAAATCACCTGTGGCTTTAGCAAAATCCTGTATAACAGGTCCAATGCCTGGTATTTCTGTTATTGCTTCTCCGATTTCATTTAACAGTGATCCAGCAGCATCTTGTAATGCGCCTGCTAAATTTCCAACTGATTCAGCAATAACATTGCTAAGTTCACCTATTGCTCCGCCGAGCACACCTGACAAAGCAGTACTGGATAAAAGATCCTGTGCAATCTGTGGCAACTGTCCAATGATATTGTTTGCTAAATCTGCTAGAATTGTACTGAGACTGCCTGGAAGACTTTGTAGGAAAGTATCTATAGTAAATGGTATTTCGCGACCAACAACATCTACAATGCCAGTGGACTGAGATGTTTGTGTATCAGAGCCCGTGTTGACAGTGTTTCTACTATTCTGCGTTCCAAGAGATCCGTTGTCTACTGGAAATGTGCTCATGATTATCTCCTCTAGTTTACTCTGGCGGTTTTGCTACAGTTTTATCCGGTGCTGTTTCCAACGGATTCCAATTTTCATGTCCGTTCCACGGTTCGTGTTGCGGAATTCTCACTGGAATATTTGCCGGGGCAGCTTCGGCTGCTGCTTCTGGGCCGTTCATGTCAATTCTATCAGCTGTTTCTTTGTGATAAGAACTTTTGATATTGCTGGTGCCGCCACAGGTAATCTTGCCGTCATCGCCGGCTTTTATTTCTAAATTTGCAGCCGCAGTTTGAAATATATTTGCAGCAGCGTTTATATTAACATTGCCCTGGGCATTGAAGTTTATATCTCTGCCTGCATCAAAATTAAAATCATTGTCGGTGTGAAAACTGATGCTGTCCTGTGCATACACATCAATTTTGCCATTGCTGGTCATTTCCAGCCAGGCTGTTCCTCTACTGTTGTTTAAATAAATTAGATCTTCAGATGTATGCAAAACAATTTGCATACCTGTCCTGGTTCTCAGTCGCACTAATTCATTTTGCGGCAATGTTACATCGCCGCCGCTCTCGCTTGCTTCTTTGTTGATATACTTGTACGGTGTAGTTCCAGGAGGACCTTCCCTTATCAGCTTGTCATCACCGTCGTCAATCAATATGCTGCTACTTCCTAGTCTGCTGGTATGCATAGTAGCTTTGCTTTCTTTTAATCCCACTTCTGCTGTAGGACTGCCACCTCTTTTGTCCAACGGCCCGGGACTGCTAAATCCTATAACTGCACTGGGTGTTTCTCTTTGAGCACTGCTGGTGGTTAATCCTCTTACTTCGTCGTCAACTAATCCCTGTGCTAAGAGAAAATCCACATAATCTTTGTTGTAGGGTCTCTTGTATTTTACAACATTGTTGGTTCTAGGTTTGGTTATTTTTTTATTGTATTCTCCGCCGGGCAGCTTTTTTCCTCGAAGATCACCGGGTACATCGCCTGACAACTGCTCTGTTGAAGGATGACCATCAGGCAACATAAAAGTCATGCCTCTTTCAGGCACACATGCAAACCAATATCCGTAATCTCTGCTGCCTTCTACAAAAATAACCAACACTATAGAACCTGGATCAGGAGGCACTGCCCACCAACCGTAGCTTTTTTGTGTATCTGCATAATTGTCATTGCTGCCAGGGCCGCGCTGGCTGTTGGTTAATCCGTAGAATGGACTGGCATAAAAAACTTCAACTGTTTGTCCTAGTGTTTCGCTTATATTGCCCGACTCTCCTGTTTTCAACAGTTCTACTTTTAAACCGCCAGAATAATAACTGTCAAGATGTTCAATTACTCTTGCCAGATACGGACCCGGGCGTCTTGTATCAGTGGCATTGTCTGCTGTTCTTGACTGTTGATTTTTGCTTGCGTTGTTTTCATCCATGAATTATGTACCTCTTGTGCCATCGCCGCGGCGACCAGAAGCAGCAGCACCAGTACCGCCACGCTGTGTAGGACGAATTGCAGACGAATTACTGAATGCTGTTCCGCCGGCATCAATTCTTCTCTGTGCTGCACTGGTTGTTTGATCTGGTCTTGCACGCGGTCTTGGTGATGTTTCAGGTGCAGCAGAAGTTACATTGTCAGAATTTGCTGTGCCTGTTTCGGATTCAGTTGTAGCACCTTCGTCTTGTAAAGCTTCTTCCAGTGCAGCATCTATTAATTGTCCAAAAATTTGTCCAATATCTATGCTCGGCGAACTGGATGCACTGCCCGGATATGGACTGTGCGATTGTTCATCTTCGGGCGCATCAGTTACTTTGGTAGGTTGTTCCACTGTGACATCGTTGCCATCTTGATTTCTTCTTCGCAACAATTGCAGTGTTTGCGTAAACTTGTTGTCTCTTATTCTGTTTGTAAGTGTAGTAACACGATACAATCCGCTGAATGCATCAACTGGAATAGTGTCTTCAGGAAAATGCATTCCTCCTGATTTTTCATTGTAATCTACTGGTGTTCTAAAATTAACTATTACATCTACTTCGCTGCGCTGATATTCCATTGTGCCATCAGTTGTTTGGTTAGTGTCTAATGTGCCAGCAGTGTAATTTCCTAGCCCGCTGTCAAACATGAAATACGGATCGCCGTGAATTTCCAACTCTAAGCTTACCAAATCAACATTGCTGTTTATAATTGTATCATGAAACAATCTTGCAGTTCTAATTTTGTTGTTGTCTATGCCGGCGCCGCCGCCACCTTGGGTAGAAGTGTTGATATTTTCAACTTGTAATATATGCCCAGTTGAACTTATAGCATTTGCAGGGTCTTCGTTTGTTTCTAATTGTGAATCCTGTTGTGTTAATCTGTTTTGACTACCGCCAGATTTGTAATCTATGTTATTCTGTCCGCGATCAGGCATAGTAGCTGAGAAAAATGCAGCATTGATTTTTATGTCAAAGTTGATTATTTCGGTGTTTTCGCCAGTGTAGATATAGTTGTATTCTCTCAGTGCAGCTTTTTTTAAATTGTCATAATTTAATCCAGGGTCTGTGGGTTGCTGCAAAGTGTTGCTGTGTACTTTGTAAGGAACTACTCTATAATGATAGGTTTTTGCTGTTTGACCATCTTGTAATTCTTGTGCAGGATCCTGTTTTACAAAAGTTTGGCTTTCAATTTTAAACCAATCAATCATGCCATTTTCGTCGGGTGATCTCTGCCTCAGTTGTTTTGCCCAATCACTGGTCAGCACAACTTCTTCAATCATTCTTGTAATTTTTGTGCCTGATGAAAACTGAAAACTTCTATTATTGTTGCTGACTACATTTTTGCCTCTGCTGTAGACTTTGTTTTTCGAATCATATTGTAATCCGCTGTTTCCCATAGGTGCTCGGCCTGCGTCTGCAAAATTTTCAACAATGCTTGCATTTCCCACTGAATTCAAACTGGCAATATCCTGTGATATTCTGCTTAGACCTTCACCGATGCTGCTTTTGCTCATTATCAGTCCGGTTATACTGCTGAGGAATGCTTCAAAATTTTGTGGTGCTTGTGCACCCAGAAAACCTGTTATACTCTGATATATTTGATTCACATCACCGCTTTGAAAACTGGTAAGCAAGTTGTTGACGCTGGATTCCAGTGTTCCGTTGATTGCATTGGAAACCACTCCGCCGACTACTCCTTTGACCACACTGCCTAGAACATTGTTTACACCGCTGCGCTGTGTACCAGAAACTGTTGTTGCTCCAGTGTCGTTGTCTATGTCTTGCACTGAATTCTGAACTGCTGTGGAGATCTCTTGTGGGAATGTTATTACAATTTCATCCGAAGATTTCAATTTGTTTTCGTTGCGCAATTCCTCGTATCTGCCATTAATTACTGTGGTTAAACTTTTTTCGCCGTTTTGCAATATTTCTGCCACAGTTGCACCAGATATATTAATGTCAGTTTTTGCCATTTCAACTTGATCAATGTTGGCTTGTTCATTCCAAGGTATTGCTTGTATTTCATACGAAGTTCCATTGTTACCAATATCAAACTCAATATTGGTAAATTTCAGTGGAATCATTCTTTTGTAATTCTGTTCTTCTATGCTCACAGCTTGACCGTTGTCGTCCCAACCAATGAATTCCACTGTGAGCAAAAAAGGTGCCTGGATATAATTGGTGTAACCTGCTTGTGTTGCTGCAATGTGCAAAGTTTGTAAAAATAAACCCATACTGTAAGGTTCTTGCACATTCATTGTTATATTTGTTGCATTAGTTACTCTAGTTTTTCCAGTAGGAGCAATGATAGCATCAATTTCCACATTGTTTATAAAATATTCCAGCTTTGCGCCTATTGCATCTTCATAAACAGTGGTTACTTTGTTTTCTACTCCGCCACCGCTGCGTAAGATTGTCAATGCAGGATTGGTTACTCGATATGTCTCGTCAGGAAGATTTATTTCTTCAGCTGTGAGCACACTGAGAGTAAAAACTGTATTGTAACTGCTGTATCTTCTTAGTGGATTTGGTTGTATTGCCATTACAATCCTAACACGGATTTCAGTGAACTGCTTTTGGGCAGATAAATTTTTGTACCAGGCTCAATATCATACACTGGATCTTGAATTACATCCAAATTTCTCTGTGCAAACACCCACCATAGGTTTCTGCTACCATAGAGCACATACGATAACAAATCTGGACGATGTTGAAATTGTGATTCAATGGTATACAACACATCATCGTCCTCTGCTGGCACTGGTCTAATTTTTAAAAACCCCAATTCGCCGCTTTCGGTAATTTGTGTATTAAAATACGGACTGCTTTTGGTGTATGTGGCCATTACATGAATCCTTTGTCGAGTAAATCTCCGTTGACAAATTTGTCTAAGCTGAAACTTTCAACCTTTGCTCTGCTGTAAGTTGGTTGTACAGTAATTTGTATA